AATGTTGACGGTGCAGAGGCAGATGATGTAATAGGAACATTAGCAGAGTATAGTCAGACAATAGGTGAAGAGTCACCATTGTTTGGTGATGTAACTCCTGATCCTTTTCTTATTGTATCAGGAGATCATGACTTCCAGCAGTTACAGAAGTTTAGCAATGTAAAACAATGGGCACCAGCACAAAAGAAATGGGTCAAGATTAAACAACCAGCAAGTGAAGTATTGTTAGAACATATCATTAGAGGAGATAAAGGCGACGGTGTCCCTAATATATTATCTGCAGACGATGTTTTTGTTGAAGGTAAAAGACAACGACCTATTAGGAAGAACCTAGTGGCCAAGTGGATAAAACAAAAACCAGAGGATTGGGTTACAGGTGAAATGGCACATGGCTGGGTTCGTAATTCAGAACTTGTTGACTTAACCAAAACACCAGAAGACATTAAACAAGCAATTATAAATAGTTACGAATCACAAACAAACAAGGATAAGAGTCATTTATTAAATTACTTTATTAAGAATAAGATGAAGCATATGATTGATGTAATAGATGATTTCTAATACAAGGAAGCAAATGAAAAAATTTTTAATACTAGTTACATTAATTGTAGCACCGTTTTATGCAACAGGACTTGATGTTTCAGGTGGAATTACAATAGGTTCTGATTACTTATGGAGAGGAACCAGTCAAAAAGGTAGCCAAGCTATATCAGCAGGTGTAGAGGCAAATCATAAAGGTTGGTACACAGGAGCATGGGTATCAGAAGTAGACTATGGCGACAAATCAGACTATGAATATGATTTCTATACAGGATATTCATATGATATTAATGACGCAGTGGCTATTGATGTAGGAGTTATACAATATAACTTTAATAACGAGCCTGGCAATCAATTAGAAGAATGGTATGTAGGAGGAACAGCTTATGGTTTCTCAGCATATTATTGGCAAGACTTAGACAATAGTGATAACCACTTTGCAGAGTATAGTTGGAATGTACCTTTAGATGAGGTGTCCATTTCATTCTTTTGGCAAGACCCTATTGATTTTTACGGTATAAATATAAGTAAGGACATAGGTAGTTACACATTAGCAGCTATCTATGGTGAAGGCAGAGATGATTTAGGATCTGAAGCGGTTGTAAGTCTAGCCTACAATTTTTAATGAACGGAGAATATTATGGCAGAGCCAACAAAGTTTAGACAAGTAAATGAGGCTTTTGATTGGGTATTTGAAGCACCCAAGAAAGATCAAGTTGAACGATTAAAAACTATTGCGTCTAAGAATCAAACCATTGTTCCACTTACAAGATGGGGCGTCGGTGCTGAGAAAGTAGACTGGGGGTTACCTGAAGGACTACCAGAGTCAGCAAAGCTTAAAGATGACATACCTGATGGCATGGGTGAAACTACTCTTACATTAGAGTTCAGGCGTATAAAAGCATTTACTGATCCTAATAGTAATATGAAGAACTTGCCAGAATGGAAACAGGAAATGAACTGGTTATCTATTATGGAAGGTGTACATCACAAAGAGGCAGAGTTTATGACAGCTGTTAAAGATGTAAAACTTCTTAACTTATATCCTAAACTTGAAGCCATCCTACCTGACTTAGGTATTACAGACTATGTAAAACCTAAGAAAACTAGGAAGAAGGCTGTCAAGAAGAGTGCCAAATAAATATTGGAAATACGAAAACATAAAGAGCGTACATGTAGAACTCTCGACATTATGTAATTCTATATGTCCTTGGTGTCCTCGATATAATAATTTTAGTCCTAATCTAAATCCTAACATAGAAGAGGAAGTATATTCTTTAGAACGATTTAAGAACGACTTCCCTATATGCTTTGTAAGGCAAATAAACTTCTGGACATTTGCAGGAGACTTTGGCGATCCTTGTACTGCACCTGATATAATTCCTATCATGGATTATATAAACAAAGCAACAACACATTCACCTATTATAAAAATACATACCAACGGTGGTATGAAGACTACAAAGTTCTGGCATGACTTAGGTATGTCCATGAACAGCAACAGTTATGTAATATTTTCTGTTGATGGTTTAGAAGATACTAATCACATATACAGACGAAATGTAAAGTGGGACAAACTTATAAACAACATGAGAACTTACAGTAACACAGGAGCAAGAGCAGAGTGGGACTATTTAAAGTTCAAACATAATGAACATCAATATGCTGAGGCACAGGCATTAGCAGATGAATTAGGTTTTAAGATAGTATTTAAAAATCCTAATGGCTTTGAAGGAGGTCCTATGCCTGCTAGAGATAATAATTATAATGTAGAATATTATATACAACCAGCAGATGACAGAAAGATACCAGTGATAGAAGAGAGTGTTGCTAAATTTGTAGAGCAATTAAAAGGTGAAGGTTACGACAAGTGGAGAGATAGATTAGAACAAGTATATGGCAAGAAGGAAGGTTGTATAACATGTAGTGCTAATCATCTGTTTGGTGATGGTGGTTATGAAGTTAGAATTAATTGTGATGGTACAGTATGGCCTTGTAGTTTTTATGGACATTTAATGAAGAAGTATCTCGACAATAGAACTGTATCTTATGTACATCAACAACAAGCAAGAGATGTATTTAAGAATATAAATAACAATTTACATGACATGTCATTAAAAGAAATACTAGACGGCGATCCTTTTAAGGATATGTATTCTAAATGGGATAGTAACACAATGCTACAATGTTATGATGCTTGTGGTCCTAGCAAAACAATGGAGAAGATATATGCTTAACGCATTAGTAACAGGAGGCTCTTCAGGATTTGGTATGGAACTAGTGAAAGAGCTAGAACGAAATAATTATACAGTTGAAGTGATACCTAGAGAAATATTGTCAACACTTGAAGTTGGTTACAATGCTAGGAAAGGAGACTATGATCTAGTCTTTTTTAATCACCACTATATGCCAGAGGAGTTTGATCATAAGTCTTATGAGATGAATTGTCTGGTTCCTTTACATATATTAAAATCTATCAATCTAAAAGACAAAGCCAGAGTAGGTTGGATGCTTAGTAAAGGCGCTACAGGTAATTTTATGCCACAATACAGCCCTTATTTTGCCTTTAAAGCGGTTAATTTACATATAATGCGCTACATGGACCACAAAGAGCTAGGTAGGAAACACTTTGGCCATGTATATTTTGGTGTAGAGCCTGGTCGTTTAGTTAAAAATAATTGGAAGTTTACAGCAGAACATATTGTAAAGATGCTACCTAATGTTTCAGGTGGTAATGTTTATAACTTGAATGGTTCTGTATCAGGTTTATAAGGATCGTAGAACCTGCCCCATTGATATCCTTCAGGCAATGGTTGTGATACAGGTATTGTTGTAGTTACACCTTCAGGCGATACACACCATCGTCTTTTCTCTTTGAAGTTAGAAGCATAAGACATTTTTATACGAGTGTCTTTACTATGAGTTCTACCATACATAGGATTATTTTCACCACCTCTTGTGCCTGTCATTGTTTTAGATACTTTCTCTCTAAACTCTGGACCACGACCTTTACGAACTGCTGGATGATTGTTACCTAGTTTTGCTTGTCTTATTCTTTCTAAACCTTCAGGTGTGTGATGTTTGGTTCTCTCTCGTGCTGTGTCGTTAGCAACAGGCAATCCTAAATGTAGTGCATGCTCTCTTATTTGTTCAATAGTAGAGAACCTTCTTATCAGTTCACGAGGCTTAGGAACATCTTGTACATGATTGTTATCGACGATATATAATTCGTCTTTGTGATTGAATAGGAAAAATAACGAAGCTTTAGACATTATAATTTATCACTAAGGTGTTCAGTAAACGCCTTCTTCTTTTCAAATATATTTCTGTAATAAGGCGTACCATCTTTTGCATACTCTCCTCTTTTAACTCTTATTGCCATAAAGTGAGCGTCTGCTGTTCTGCCTGGTCCTGTGTAGATATTAATAATAGGTAAGTCTTCACCATCACCTGAAGCTCTTGATTTAGATATTTCTGCTTCAAAGTTTATACCACCTAATCTCTCTTTAAAGTTATCAAATGTATAGTTAATAGCATCTCCTGCCTTAAGAGCAACTAGTGTGACATCTTCTTCATTTCTAGTAACATGATATTTAATGGCATTGGCAAAGGTTCTCAAACCTGCATCTGTTTTTAATGATTTAACAACAAGAGGTAATACTTGTTCATAACTATAATATAGAGCGTTAGCAGCATCGTTGTCATGTAGTTTAGATCCTATTTTAGATTTAAATTGAGACTCTGTAAATGGTAGCACAATGTTAAAGAACTCATTCCATAGTTTAGCTTGTACTTTATAATCAACACCACCATATTGTCCGAACTGTCCTACACCACCATATTTTAGTGAAACATTTATATTAACAGGAACATTGTTGCCGTCATGATCGTTGGCTAATACTCTAACATCTACCTTTGTGCCTGTCTGGTCTGTCTCACCATCTGCTAATACAGTTATTTCATTATACAAATTATTAGTATAAAACAAGTCTGCCCACTCTTTTACGATAGGACTATTAGCATAGGATACTGAGGCTCTAATCATATCGTCCCATGCAGACCACAAAGTAGGATCTTTTACAGCATCCCAGTTATTTTTAGATAGTCCCCACTTTAAGCACACATCATCTTTAGGAATGTTTCTATCCTTATTAGGAGACTTCCATGAGGACTCTCCCATGTTACGATTAGGCAAACCCATAACTATATTTTTAATATCTGTTGAGTTTACTGCTAATGTTTTGGACTTGAACCTGGCAGTAATAGCAGCAGCAAATATAATCTCTGCTACATTACCTTTGTTAAAAGAACTCTTACCTTCTTCTTTGTAATCGTCTGACTTGAATATACTTGTGATACCATATTCAGTACCATCTTTAGCTACAAACTTATAACCCTTACCAGATATAATAGTCTTAAATCTATTTAATATCATTCTATTAATAGGTTCTTCTCTTTGTTGAGTGCCTGATTTTATACCTGTAAATACAACAGACGAGCCATCAGTTAGTTCATGAGCCTGTCCTTTCTTACACTTAGATAGAAACAAAGCGACTCTACGATCACCCTTTTTTGCTATATCCCATGTTAAACTTGCCATTTATAACTCCTATATTGCATTATGGTTAAGTAATTGTCAACCTAAACCTATTACTATTTATAAATAAGAATAGAACAGTATGTATTAGGAGAATATAATGTCTAAATTTAATAAACTACTTGACGCTAAGTTTACACCACCTAAAAGGTGGGAGCTACAGGCTTCTCTTATCTTTGATAGTGATAAACTAGACGAAAAGGATAAGAAAGCACTTAAAAAAATAGGTGTTAAGGTTACAAAGGCAGGAAAAATTACTGCCCCTAAAGGTTTTAAAACTGATTTGGCTTCAGTACCTAGAGTAGCATGGGCTTTTATAGCACCATTTGATATTGCTAGATCTGCAGTTATTCACGACGAGTTATACTCTAAAATTAGAGAGTATCGTGAGGCAAATGGATACCATGTTGGCTCTGGAGGCTCTAGCGAAACTGAAGAAAGCAAGAAACTTTCTAAGCAATGTAAAAGAATTGCAGATAAAGTATTCTTGGAAGCGATGAAAGAGAGTGACCCTAAGGTTGCTACTTGGAAAGCATACGCTTCATATTATTCAGTGGTCCTTTTTGGACGCTGGTCCATTATCCCCAGAGAAACTGACTAAAGGAGAACTACATGTTAGATTACATTAAAGCTCGCTTAGGCGAAAGAACATCATGGGACGGAGCAACAATTATAGGTGTATCATTGTTAGTATTATTGGCAGCACCTATTGTTAAACTATTAGCATGGCCAGCACTGGCATATGGTCTTTGGACGCTCTTAAAGTCTGAATAATCATATAAAACCAAGAGTACCAAAAGCGCTAAATGTAGTTGACTGTTGGTACTCTTTCTGCTATCATATATAAAGTAAATGAGGTAAAGGTATGACACAATATGACGAGAGAGTTGAAATGGTAAGGCAAAGACAAGCAGCTGAAGA